CAAGAATCACTAAACCAAGTATTACTTAATTTAACCAAAGAAGCTGAACAACAATCAGTAATAACTTCATCCACTATAAATGGATTTACATTAACCGTAGAAACTGAAATTACCGAAAAGCCACTAAAACGAAAACGAGCAATCGCTAAGAGTAAAAGTGGTGTTAACCTTTTACAAGGAGAGTGGTCTTTCAGTTCAATTGATCAGATATTGATAGACGAATTAATATTCTATATTCAAACCAATGATTTAAAAGCATATTAACCTAATATTTATAAACATATGAAAACATCAGAACTTAAACAGTTAATTAAAGAAGCCGTACGTGATGCTATACGTGACGAAATGAAAGATATACTTTTAGAAGCACTAAAAACTCCTAAAACATCCATTCAAGAAACACGTACAACCCAAACAGACTACAAACCAACATTTACTCAACCTACATTTGATGCAAGAGAAAAATATGCAAATATTTTAGGCGAGACAGCAATGAGTTTTACCAGCCGAGATGTTAATCAATTTAACCCATCCACAGTTGGAGACCCAGTAAATGGCAACCTAGGTAATGGTGAATTAGGTATGGATCAAATTATGAATTTATTAAACGGTAAGTAATGGGATTTGGACAGGTTCAAATACAACCTATTGATTTAGAGGAAAGCGTAGCTGTGGGGGTAAATCTCCCATTCAGTTCACCTTCTGTATTTTCATCAAATTACCAAACCAAAGATGCTACCAAAAATAATTTAATTAATTTCTTCCTTACCAACCCCGGAGAACGCCCATTAAACCCTACATTTGGTGGTGGTTTACGATCATTCCTATTTGAGCAAATGGATAAAAATAATTTAGAATTTTTAAAAGAAGATATATCTGAAAAAACATCTAAATATTTCCCTAACGTAGAAATAAAAGAATTAACCGTAACCGGTAAACCTGATACTAATATTATAAATGTGTCAATGACATATTCAATATTAAATACTAATACAACTGATACCTTACAAATAACATTCAATGGATAAAGATATAAAATATATTAACCGAGACTTCTCAGACTTTAGACAGCGGTTAATAGAGTATACTAAAACATACTTCCCAAACACATATAATGATTTTTCACCATCCTCACCAGGGATGATGTTCATGGAACAGGCCGCATATGTTGGGGATGTGTTGAGTTTTTATTTAGATAATCAAATCCAAGAGAATTTTACCCAATATGCACAACAAAACAACAACATATATGAATTAGCATACATGTTTGGGTATAAACCTAAAACTACAACTGCTGCACAAACCACAATCGATTTCTACCAACAAGTACCATCCAAAGCAATTGGTGGTGGTAATGTGGTACCTGATTATGATTATGCCTTAACCGTAGGAGAAAACACTACTGTATCAGCTAATGGTTCATCATTTATTATTCAAGACAAAATTGATTTTGCTACATCCAGCTCACAAGACCCAACTGAAGTATCAGTATATCAAATAGCGGGTGGTGTACCTCAATATTACCTATTAAAAAAATCTCGTCACGCTATATCGGCTACAATTAATACAACCACATTCTCATTTACTGACCCTCAACCATTCACAACTGTAAATCTACCATCCGCAAATATAATCAAAATACTAGATGTAATTGATTCAGATGGGAATGTATGGTACGAAGTAGACCATTTAGGTCAAGAAATGGTAATTGACCCTATCAAAAATACAAACATTAACGATCCAAATAGTGGTAAAGATGTACCGTACTTAATGCGATTAAAAAAAGTACAGCGACGATTCGCTACTCGATTTACATCCAACACCAATTTACAATTACAATTCGGAACGGGTGATCCAAATAATATTGACGAAGAAATTACTCCAAACGCCAATAACGTTGGTATAGGTTTACCTATCAAACAAGACAAATTAACATCAGCATATTCACCTACCAACTTCCTGTATACTGGAACCTATGGTATTTCACCATCCAATACTACATTAACCGTTCGTTATTTAACGGGTGGTGGTGTTTCATCAAATGTAGCGGCTAATACATTAACTAACGTTAATACTACTAATACTAAATTTAACCAATTTAATTTAAACCCAACTACATCAAATTACGTATTTACATCATTAGCATCCAATAACTCGATAGCAGCCAGCGGTGGTAAAGGGGGAGACACAATTGACGAAATCCGCCAAAACACATTAATGTCAGTAGCGGCTCAACAACGTTCTGTTACTGCTGAAGATTATTTAATTCGTGCTTTAAACATGCCATCTGATTTTGGTTCTATATCTAAATCATATATCGAACAGCCTAAATTAACAGACAATCAAGTATCTACCATTGAAACACTTAATTTGTATGTGTTAACTCAAAACTCACAAGGTCAATTAGATTACGCTACATCCGTATTAAAAAACAATTTACGCACATATCTATCGCAATATCGAATGATTGGCGATAATATTGAAATTCGTGATGCATTCATAATTAACATAGGAGTTAATTTTGAAATAATAGTAACACCAAACTCAAACAATAATGAAGTAATATTAAATTGCATTTCAGCAATCCAGGATTATTTCAACCTCGACAAATGGCAAATTAATCAACCAATTATGGTGCGTGACTTATATGTACTTTTGGATAAAGTTAAGGGTGTGCAAACCGTAAAATTAATTACTATTGAAAACAAAGCGGGTACATCTTTGGGTTATTCTCCATATGCATACGATATAATCGGTGCTACACAAAACAATGTAATATATCCATCTCTTGACCCAAGTGTATTTGAATTAAGATATCCCCAACAAGACATTAAAGGACGCGTTTCCCCTCTATAGTAAAATTATATATCGCCATATTTATAATAAAATAACATAAATGGCCATATATAAAATATTCCCGTTACAAGACACCACACTATATACTATCTATCCCGATTCCAATACTGGGATAGATGCTATATGTGAGGTATCCAATACTTTAGATATTTCTGGTACCCCACAAGTAGCACGTTATTTGTCATTATACGACGATACTGAAATAGCAGACATCATTAATAATACCATATCCGGTAGCACATACTCAGTATACTTGCGTAATTTTATATCTACGGCTAAAGGTATAGGTACAGACATATCTCTTGACATTCAACCGATTGCCCAAACATGGAATAATGGTACTGGATATTTTGGAGATTCACCTGAAGAAACAGACGGTGCATCTTGGAATTCAGCTACATATAATACTCCATGGAGTATATTTGGGACTGTAGGTGGGTATTCATATACTGGGTCAAATATAGGAGAAGGTGGTGGTAACTGGTTTACTACTTCTAGCTTACATATAACTCAATCATTTGGTTTACGTGCACAAAAAGACCTTGAACTTGATGTTACATCAATAGTCACATCATGGTATAACCAATCAATACCAAATAACGGTTTTATCACCAAATTATCCAGCTCGTTCGAATTCAATGCAAACGTTGAACCATCATTAAAATACTATAGTGTAGATACTAATACTATATATCCCCCACATTTAGAATTTAAATGGAGAGACTACAAAACAGTATTAACCGGTTCAGCAACATCTAGTATAGTTACTACCCCTGATGTTAAAATATCACTAGCTGAAAATCCTACATTATTTTACCCGGAGAGTATCAACCGTTTCTATTTAAATGTAAGCCCATTATATCCAACTCGCACATTCCAAACTAGTTCATACTTCACCGATTTACATTATTTACCAACGTCTTCATATTTCGCTATAAAAGACTTGGATACCAACGATTATGTTTGTACATTTGATGAAATGTATACACAAATTAGTTCCGATGCAAAAGGTAATTATTTTACTGTGTATATGAGTGGTCTTGAACCTGAACGTTATTACCAAATAATAATCAAATCAGAAATTAACGGTTCTACTGTATTATTTGACGACAATTATTATTTTAAAGTGATTAACTAATGAGTGAGAATGTTACATTTGCTAAACAAGTTTACAATAAAGGTCAATATCCCAAAATAATTGATACTTCATTTAAACAGTTGGGTGTTAAATCCATCCAACAACAAATTGCATCGAAACCAACTATAGAACAATTCTTTGAAATGTACAATGAATTATTCTATGAAATACCAGAAACAGGGGATAATTCACATACTTACATAATTGAGAAAAGTAGTGAATATATTAACTACGAACAAAATTTAGACGAAATAATAGCGTTACAAGCTGAAATAGCACAGTTACGTATGGATTTACTTGAATCCCAAAAACAAGCAGCAGAGTTGCAAAAATAAACCAAATAATATTAGTTATTAATGGCCACCGAAATAATTCAAATAGATACCACTGATTTTAATTTACAATCATACCAATTAACAGATGCTAATTTAATACCTTCATTTGAGGTAAACACATCATTATCTGGTTCGAGTAATATTGAATTCTTTATATACGACAACAACAAAAACCTCCTTTATACTGAATATAATTTTAAAAATTATTCTGTATTAAACAACGGTCAATCACCCGATACAAATACATTAACTCAGATTACATTCAATCCTGCAGATGATTTATCCAACCTTGGATTTGATCAAGGCGAATTCATAGCGTATTATTCATTTTTAAATAAACAAATTGGTTCAGACATTGAACCGTTATATATAGCTGAATTATCTTCAGACCGTACTGAAATACGTTTGGATAGCACATCATTAACAGATACTGATATAGTTGAAAAATCAACTGCATTCATTAATGAACGTGAAAGCAGTTCATATTTCCTTGATTTCCATTTAAATTTTGGAGATAATCAATATGTCATAGCTAACAACATATTACTAGACAACGAAGACCCAACCAACCCAACTATATTAATCAAGTTATATGAGCCATTACCTGATTCATATGATTTAAATACTACGTTATGGGTTAATACAATTGTTGAGGAACCAGTAGCATATAAAGTAACATTTGAAGATGAACCAATCATATTTAATGACACGGTATCAGTTAAAGGTCCTAATTTCAATTTAGACTTAAAAGACCAAATAAACAATTCCACCGTAGAATTATCTTACGCAGATATATTATCCACGTCATTAACTAGTTCATTTAACCAAATCAACAGTTTACTTGAATCCAAAGAAATCGACATAAACATCGACTACAATGATCTCAGTAAATTCATCCACTTTAGTTCAGCCCAAACACGTTTGGAAAACTTTTACGCTAAAGTAACATTAATCGAACAATACTCAGCATCCATATCTGTACTTGACTCAACTACATCATCACAAATTGAAATAAGTAGCAGTAAAGCAACATATGCTAATAAAATAGACCATATCATTACCAATTTTGATGGTTATGATTATTTCTTATACTACACTTCGGGCTCACATGCATGGCCTAAAACCACAAATACATTACCATACGAATTAGCAAAAGTAAACAGTGTTGCTGTTTCGGATTGGTTTGGTAGTACTAACGAATATAGCCCATCATATGGTGGTGAAATATTGTCAGCCTCATTATATGACAATACCAACCCCAACAATTTATTTTACTCCATACCGGAATACCTTAGGGAAGACCCAGCAAACCAACAATACGAACTATTCGTAAACATGGTTGGCCAACACTACGACAACATCTGGATATACTATAATGAAGTAACACAAAAATACAATTCAGACAACCGTTTAGAGTACGGTGTATCTAAGGACATAGTTGCGGATGCAATTAAGGATTTTGGTATTAAGTTATATCAAAACAATTTCACCAACGATGATTTATTTACATCATTTTTAGGTCTTACCCCAAATGGTGCTATATTCCCATTCCCAAACATTACTGGTTCACTTCCAACCCCAACTGGGTTTGAATATGTCAATACACTTATATCTGCATCCAACGATAATGTTGCGTTAGACGACGTGAATAAATCGCTATATAAACGCATTTACCATAACTTGCCATACCTGCTTAAATCCAAAGGAACACTACCTGGATTGCGCGCGCTTATAACATCGTATGGTATACCTGATACTGTACTAAGAATAAACGAGTACGGTGGTAAAGACAGAGTAAACACAAACGACTGGGATTACTGGCAAAACGAATTCAATTATGCATTCTCAACTAGTGGTAGTAACTTCATATCGTCATCTTGGGATTTAAACACCAATTGGAACGCTGAAGACGACGTACCATCCACATTAATGTTCCGCTTTAAAACAGAGGGTCTACCTCACGACCACATTCCATACTCACAAAGTTTATGGTATGGTGATGGTGGTTCTGCACTTACATTAACATATACTGGATCTGCATATGCATCTGCATCTTACAGTGGTTCAATCATTGACCCATATCACCAATATGC